AAAATCTTGTACCTGTGAAAAGGTGTGTAATCGTGTCCGTGTTTGGCTTGATCATCATCAAGGGTTGTACCCTGTGCAATCAATTTTGAAAAGCTGTCAGCAGGTTGAATGCTCGTTACTTCAATGTCATCAATCCTACTTCCATCGTGCCAAACTTCCTCAAGGAAATAATCACAGCATACATCAAAGAAATCCTTTGGAGTTTTGCAATGTCCGTTGACTGTTCCTTGAATGGTTACGCCTGATGATAATGAAAGCCTAACCGTTGCCTTGTACACCATACCCCAAATCTTCCTTTACTTTCTGTTGTTTGTTCAACTTCTCAAGGTACTTACGACCTCTGAATTGCGGACGCTCCATCTGAAGCTTTCTTCTGATTCTTGTGATGGTCTGAGCATCGGTCAACTTTCCGAATGTGTACTCACGCTTAAAGTCATCAAAGGTTTCTAATCTTATGCCTTCATCTGACATCTGCATTGTCCAATAATAGGCAGTAAGCATTCGGTCATCGTCTTTTGTTTCTGGGTGCTTGAGTAGAACTGCAGCAACCCTTTGCTGAATCATGTTGTTCATTTCTTAAATCTCCTTCTGTAAAGTGGTTCAACATACGGCTTTTCAGACTCGTTGGCTTGACGCTCAAGCTCATCCTCAAGCTTTTTAAATTCTCTGACATCGTCGCAGATTTTGGCATAGGCTAAATAGCAAATGGCAATGATTAAGGCGACGGGTAAAACTAAAATTACTGGTACTTCCATACTTCAAATATAAACTTTCTTTTTAATTCGCCAAAATATTTTGTAATAATTCCCAAGCATTCTCTAATTTCTCATTGACTTCAAACTCTACCTCATGCCTCTCAATCTCTGCAATATGCATCTGTTTGCCTTCTGGCATTCTTGGATCATAAGAAACGAAATATCCATAGTCCAAGTTGGCGGTAATCATGCCGAGTTGCATCTGCCAATAGTATTCTGGGTGTATTTGTTTGAGGCTATCCGCATCATAGATGTTGAAATTCTTAAGATGGATACCGCTATTGTAAGGGCATTTTATTTCAAGGATTGCATCTTCACTTAAGCCGTCAGGTGAATAACCACTGTACTCACCATAGGGAATAAATACATAGGTTTCTCCTCCGTAATATGTCCACTCCTCAAAGTTCTGCTGATTGAAATAGTAAAAGGCATCCGCCTCGTTTGTTATACCCCATTCAAGAGCATCGCCATAAACTGGCTTAGAGTTACCGGTCAGTATCTCAGCAGCTCGTTCATATACAAATGTTTCTGCTGTCTTAGAGAGTAGCCCACCTGATCGTGAGCTACCCATTAACTTGTGTACTACAGAAGCCGTGAATCTGTTCGCTCTTGCTTTCAGCCATTCCTCTTGGCTTTGAGTCATCGTAACTTCCATCCGTTCTGCATTAGTCATTTCGTCGCTGTCAGCACCTCCTCATGCTTTTTAGATAGAACAAACTTGTCTTTGATGTCTTGGATGTTGCCACCGTTCTGAATGTGCTTCAATGCTTTCTGCCACATTGGATGTTGTGGTGTTATGGTTTCCTTGACTGTTTTAACTTGATGCCCACTTGCACTATTCCCGTCATCGTCTGCCTGGTTTAAGTTGAAGATAGATGCAAGGGCATAACGACGAGCATATGTCAAAGCAGAACCATACTGCTGAGGGTTGTTTGCATCTCGCATTCTTAAGAGCTGTTCGCTCTGCATCCATTCGCCACTCTCTACGTGGTAAATCTTAGTTACCAATACGTCATCGTGTGGGTGCTGAGTGATTAAAAGCCCTAACTCCTGACATACCGGGTTGATGGTTGTCAGAATACTGGACAAATCCGCATACGAAGAGTGGAAATGGTCATTCTTGGCTGTCTTTTTTACAGCATTAACTTTGCCTTGGAACTCAAAGAGAGCCTTCACAAGGTTGTTTGTTTCGTTACTTGTTTTCATTTTCTACTAATTTTATTCTTGTTGGTTTTAAATCGTGGTAGTACATCAGGTCATTGATAACGTCATAACGCTCTATGTCGTTGTAAATTATGAAGTCTGTTTTATATGATGCACCTTCCTCGTCAACTACTCTGAAGATATTGTCAGAATACTCATCTCTGTAATGCTCCATAATCATAGACTCAACTTCCTCACGATCAAAAAACAGAGTCACAAAATACTGCTCAACCTCAATCTCGTGGTCGTGTACTAACATAGTGATCATTGCTGCACCTCCTCGTTTTCGATGTCCTCAAGGGCAGCCTTTAAAACTAAAAGGGCTTTGTCTGAAATGACGTTACCTTCAATGTACTTTTTAACGGTGGGCATAGATACCCCCGTTTCTTCGCTCACACGCTTGATGATGCCGTGGCGTTTCTTTAATTTAATAAGTTTGACAATTTCTTGTATTTCCATGCCACAAATATAAAAATAATTTGCAGAATGAAAAAACTTTTTTTCTTTATGGGCTGCCTAAAGTATCGGCAATATACCTTCCAATCCTCTGAGCGAGGGTTTGGGTAGTGACTTGTTTCAACGATGGTGTCACGAATGGTTGAGCCTTTGTTCCCTTCTGTCCAATCTTACGAGCGATAACATAGGCAAGTGATTTTGTGGCGGCTATCCTATCAGGTGACTGGGCAATCTTTTGTTGTACAGGTCGTTTGTTTTGAATCCACTCGTAAATGTTTTTGATCGGTGGCATCTTACCGGCTCTCCTGCCATCTTCTACATATTGCCAATAATCCTCCATCAGAACAGTCAAACGATATCCGCTCTGTGTTCCTTTGATTTGTGGCTCAATAGACTGAGATAATGAACTTGAGGCATTTGTCTTGTTAGTCCTTAATCGGTTCTGCATCTGAGCAATAAGCTCGTTGCCCCAATTTTGGACTATACGTAAAATGCCGTCATCCTCTGACGGATTGAACGCTGCATACTGTTTGCCTTTATCTTCTAATCCCTCAAACGCCATTTAATTTACTTAATGCGTATTTGTGAAAATCTTTCAATCTGCTGATCCATCCTCTGCCAAAATGCTTGAATGAATCAAGCCCTCTCAAAAAATGAACTCTGTGGTCGTAACTCTTTAAGTAGATATAGTCCTCTCCTTTCATGATTATAAGGCGATTTAAGGCACTCAAAGTCTGCTTTCCTACCTTCCCATCCACTGCGATCATAAAACCCTCTGATACGATAAATTTCTGTAACTGCTTGGCTGCTCCATAAACACCAGAACCCCAAGCGAAATCAGCCCAAAACTCAGCGATAAGGTCTGATTCAATATCGTCTGCCTTTATGCCTTCCCAGTAGAGCTTGTAGATTGACTTCCAATCGTCATGACTCATCTCATAAAAACGCTTTATTGATTCTTCTGAATCTCCGTGTTGAGCTTTCCAAGCCGCCCACGTAATGCCTTTATTGGTATGAACACCTGAGCCATCAGGCACACAGTTTGATGATGCACTATCTTTTGAGTGCTTAGAAAGTCCGCCCTCCCAGCGGAGGATATAGTCAATATTTGCATTGTTTATGTCACCCATGATCTTGTATTTCTTTTTGTAAACGCTTGAGATACCACTCTGCTTTTTGCAGGTCTTCCATTCCGTTCTTACGATTATACCGCCACATATACTTAAGAGAATTGCCCCGTAAATAACCTTTAAATTCTTCATAACTCATTTGTGCTTTAATACATTCTATACATTCAATCTCCCCTGCATAGTGGGTAGGATTGTTCACGTTGTCAGCCATATATATCTAAACTCTTCGTATGGCAAATCTATATAAAAAGAATGAGAACCCTCACAAAACACTTGAGTCATCTCGTAAAATTGTGACGCTCCAACTACTTTTGTCAAGTCCAAAATACCCTGTTCTACAATCTCAACCTCTTGAGCTTCTGTTTCCAATCCTATCTGTTCGTAAATTGGATCAATCATGTCCTCGCGAAATATGTAATTCACCTCTATCTTCATCTTATCTTGTATGTAAAAGCGTTTACTTTATTTTCTTCCGTTCCGTCTTTTCTTATTCTCTCTGGGTGTAACTCTAACCATCTACCGCCTAAAGGCTTTGGACTTGCTCCACGTTCAACATGCCATCCTCCTTTGCCTCCGTTGTATTCTTCCTTATAGGTTGCAGTACGAACCATCAG